GGCGAATAGTACGCTCCGTCCCTTTTGAGTTTGTGTACTTGATATCATATTCCAACGTTGGAATTGTCTTCAAGAACTGCTGAATCTGATCAAACTTACTAGACGGAATGTCATCGATAAACTCAAGCAATTCCTGTTCGGTTGCCTGCGCGCAATTATATACACCATCATCGCCACCAAACACTTTGTCTAGAGAGCTGACGAGTAGATATTGAAACAGATCTGTTGCACTCTTATTGAATACACCAGCGACAGTATACTTCGATACCGGAGGATACTGAAGTATAATAGTTATTTTGTCATCGATCGCGATCTTATCTAGATCTTCCTCCTGTTCAGATAACTTAACGTTGTTCAAATCAATATCAAAGTCATATTGCTTGTCATCCTCGTTGTCTTTGTATGACAACTTGACCGTTCCGCCGACAGACGCAATTCGTATCTTGAGGAACATCCACTGAATTGCAAATAATGGGAATGACTCAATAGCAACCGGACTAGCAACAACACAATTAGAAACAATCTGAGTAATTGCTTGAATGAAGTCCGCTTGATCAGTCGACTGCTTTGCCATCAAAAGGATCTTTTCTTCCTTGACAAGCATAGGACGGTATGTTACATTAACAGACTTGTTGTTTGGTCCAACAATTACCGACAGAGGGTATGTTGGATGAGATATTTTTGGCAAATTCATAGTTAACTCCAGTTAAATGTTAAGACCCGAATCCCCATGCCAATCCTTCAAGATCTTCCATCGTATAACGATCGTTGAACTGTGTTGGTGCGAATGGATCTGGCGAGGGTATACCTTCTCCAGTTGCTTTCATGTTATCCTCAATCCAATCAATATATTCAAAGTTTACCTGTATACGGGCAACGGTATTTGTTTCATTCCAGCTAAGAGGCAAGTCAAATATCTGTGCTGGAAATGCTTCTTTGATTAGATAGCGTTTGATTAGTATTCCATCGGAATGATAGACTTGAATGCTAAGATCGGTTGCATAATCCTTCTTATAAGCAACTTCATATTGTGCACCATTATACCCTGTTTGATTGAATGAGTTATACCAATTGTGAGTAATAATGTGCTGCTGCCACATATGAAAATACGTTAAGTTGTTCATTCGCCCGTCAACAACAAATGTGCATATCAACGGACTATACAACATTCCCATCGGCCGCTTTTCGTCCGGTCCGTACGTATAACGACGATACGTGTCTGTATACATATGGCCACCAGGAAGAAGAACGCTATCACACCAAAACTCAAGAGGACGTGCACCCCGAATTTCCGATTGCAACACCGGTGGCGGCGGAAAGACAACTGAGAATCGATTCGTTGGAAGAGGATGAGCCCCGGCCTGATTAATATGTGCACTAAATCGTTGAATGTCGAATCCCATTATTGTGACTTACCTTTGATACTGTCTGCCCAAACTTGTTGTTTGCTCTTCTTTTCGAATCGTTCAATATTTAGCCAGATCGCAGCCTCCCATTCATCCGGAGGGACTACATATACTTTACCTCCTGCCATCTTCTCATACAAATACATCTTGACACATGCATCTGCGTTCATTCCAAGTACAGGTTTTCGTTTATCTCTCCATTGGCCGACCTTCTTTTTGCCAAAGATTCGTTGGAGGACCTGATACGTTACTACTAGCTTCTCCTTTTCATCTTTACACTTTTCATATACATCACTCTTGACAAGGATGTAGTATAACAATGCTCTCTGCTGAGGCGGCAAATAGTGAAAGTTAATACCGCGAAATCCATCGGCCTCAAAGCTGAATGGAATCACCAGAGGAAGACGGTCATAGTATGGAAGAGTCTTTTTGTGTTTGGGATCATACCAATATGCAATCATACGACCAGTATGTTTCTTCGGGTCAAGTTGCATTACCCGCTCTGGATGACGATTCATAAATTGATTTGCGGAGATATTTCCAGTTAGGTGACTACCAATCTCATGGTATACATCCTTGGCACGCTGTCTTACATTTTGAGATGCATCATTGAGAGCACCTACCAGCTTACCCCAGAACTCAGAAAAACTTGTCATCTATTCCAATTTCTTTCTCGGTGATCAATTTAAATTGGTACCCATGCTTAGTACAGTAGCGCTCCGCTGCTTTCCATTTTGCTTCATTGATACCCCATGTAAATACTTCCTTGAGATACTTTGCAGAGGCCTTACCACTCTTTACCTTGGGAGGAGCAGTCTGAACTTTTGGCTTGACTTCCAGTAGCCACGTTTGTATCTTACCGTCCTTTGTCTTGATCTTGACAACAAAGTCAACGAAGTATCGATGAACCTTATTGTCAATCGGACTAAGGTATGGTATCGCTAGTTCTTCACTACTCCATTGAAGGACGTCCGGATGAAGATCTAAATAACGCATTACCCTAGCTTCGTAGCCAGATCGATAAATAATATTATTGACATTGCCGCTATACTTAGCTGGGTTGATTGGACGATATGGTCCCTTATAATATTTTGCCATAGTTCGTAGTCTCTAAAGGAACAATTATGCCTCTTACGTTCGATCAAGTAGCTGCTCAGGTACCTTCTAACCTGACAACAACTAGATTCCCATCTATCAATGATGCCAACAGCAAAATTACAGATAAGATGAAAAGCAGTCTGACTGTCAAGTCGTATACATTTCCAACAGATCTGCCAAAACACCATTTTGTTATTTATGAATATCAGATGATAGGAGCAGTAGCTCGGGATCTTTGTGGAGTATATAGACTACCTCTTCCTTCTCAATTGAGAGATTCGAAACAGATTCGGTTTGACAACGGGTTTAACATAGCGCATGATGCAAAAATGCTTGCTGCGGGTGCGGCCGGATGGGGATTGGCTAAGATATTTGGCGAAAAGACCGCAAAGAGTTATGTCGATACCGCTCAAGCGGTAGCTGGGGTCGCTGGGGAGGCCGCTCGCGTGTTTAGCGGAGGCAACCTAGCATTGAACAACTTCAATTGGGTAACACTATCAACCCCAAACTTTCATCAATGGGGGATAAACTTCGTATTTAGACCAAAATCACACGACGAATCAATACAAATTCGAGATATGGTTAATAACATCAAAGCAAATATGCATCCAACAAGATTTACTGGTACCAATGGACTGGTACTATCATTTCCAAATATATTCGTTTGTGCGTTTTCTCTGCCGCAGTATCTGTTTAAGTTCAAACCAGCTGTTTTCAACTCAATAACGACAGAATATAGCACGACAATGTTCAAGGTTGATGGTGCTAGCGTTCCGGAGTATATAATTGTTTCATTGAATGCACACGATCTCGAGATTTGGACCAAAGAAAATTTCGCTGGGCACGCATCGGCCGAGCCGTTCACAGCGATTACACAACAAGGATGGTATACATAATGGATCGTTACTTCGATAAATTCCCCAATGTATACTATAACGGCGTACTTTGCAAAGACATAACCCGACGTGTTCGCGTCAATGCAAGCGAAGAGGCTCAGGGCGATCCTAACATATACTATCCATTCGAACTGAAGCAGAACCTTCGGCCGGATCAGGTTAGTGAGTTCTATTATGAGGACAGCCGGCTTGATTGGTTAGTGTTCTTAACAAACAACGTTATTGATCCGTACTACCAATGGTACCTTGACGATCGTCTGCTGACACAACTTGTAATAGACAAGTATGGTTCAGTTGAATATGCAACTCGTAAGATCAAGTACTATCAGAATAACTGGGCGTCCGATGACCAAGTACTATCTGTCTCTGCATACAATAATACAATTGAGCAAAAGCTAAAGAAGTACTATAAACCAAATTGGGGTCCAAAGCAACAATTAGTATCGTTCTCGCGTCGACAAGAAGATACGACATACAACACAAATAGAATATACAGCTATACAGTCAATAGTACTGCCGGATTCATTGTTGGTGAACCAGTCGACTTTGCTGTTGTTCAATCAACAATTGGACAAGGAGAAGTGTTCTATTCGAATGCAACTCATCTCCAAATAGGCAACCTCTCTGGTAATGTATACAGCAACTCAACATACTCACTAGTAATTTCTGGTACTGTATCAAACTCCGTCTGTTCAACAAACAACAGCACAATGATAATCAATAACATTGACATTGACGAGCAAGTATACTATGATCCAGTCAGCTATTATGATTATGAACAGATCGTTAATAACAACAGAAAGCATATCAATCTGATAGCTGCAGGACCGCACGGAATAGTTGTACAGAACGTCGCCGACCGCTTACAAGAGAATGTTGATCCGCTTACACAATTGACCAAGGAACAGTAATACGTGCTAATCCAACCTGGCAAATGTAGATTGAATCTCTGCTTGATAGACAATGTTCCTGCATTTGATGGAACACAAAACAACTATCATGTTCAGGAACTTCGTTTGTATGAAGATATCTGTAAGCCGTACTTTACCGGTCAGTTGGTAGTTGAGACCGGATACAATACCGGCGACAGTTTTATTAGCCCCGGGCTCGTTGTTCAATTGAACTTCGAGGCACCAAGAAGCGACGGCGGCAAAACACGTGTCTATAAAGAGGACTTTCGTATATACTCATATGAAAGTAAGCCGCTGACACCATTTACAATGCAGTACACAATAACGCTGATCGGTCAAGAGTATTACAACGATAAAACAAACGTCGTTCAACAAAGCTTTCCGAATATCCCAGGAACAGAAGCTGCTAAGCAGATTCACAATCAGTATATGACTGCGGGCCATGGGCCGATTAGAGTTGAACCAACCGCAATGGGACTTTTGTCGCAAACTGATGTTCCACATATCGTTAACAACAAGAAGCCGATCAAAGCAATCCACGACATTCTCGACAGTGTCGTATATGCTCAATACAAGACGTGTGCAGCGGTCTATTATCGCGATACCAAGGGGCATGTGATAGCTCCACTACAAGCATTAATTGAGCAGGCGCCTATAGCAGAGACATTCAAACATAACTTTGCACTTGGAGCAGACTTCTCTGCTGCAGCAGCTGCGTACAGCAATATTCATCACTTGAAGCCTCTTAGTCCAGCTGGTGAAGATCGTAGCAGTACAAGCGGAAGCGACCTTGAAGGACTATTTCAGAGCAGTAGTGGATACGATTTGAAGTCTGGTGACTATTTGAGCAAGAATCTATCAGTTGATGATGCAATAACAAACCTATTCGGTGCCGCCGCATCATTCCAAAAGCTAGCAAAATCATTTACTGGTGGAATCAAGTCCGCAAAGTATGGTGGTAAGCAGCTAATGACTCTTCTTGACGGCCGACGTCAACCAGTATCAGTAGATAAGAATGGTCCCGGAGGATTCAATACAGCAGAAGACAAGTTCGTAACAGCATTAACATATAGTCCAAAGTATTGGGTATCGGTACCAATGCAAACAGGGCTAAATGTTACTTGTGGGCAGCGTATTGTAGTAATCTATCCTCTTGGTCTAGCAAACAATGATAAGTTAATGATCAAGACTCTTTTTGTTCCTAGACTAGTACATGAGTTAAGATTCACAGAAGGGGACAAGAGAAACACTATCAGCAATCAAGGAATAACAGATCTATATTGCGTAGATTGGAATGGATAAACGTAGTCATTATTGCAAACAAGTCAATGTTGCTAGCAAACTACGTTGTTAACATCATTAATGCTTATTGTCGGGGGGCATCCCCAGTATACACTGGTGTTAAAACATGTCAACAGTTAAATGGTTCAATTAAATAAACATGAGCACAAATCCTAGTAACATCGATGGTATAATTCAATCTCAGCAATGTGTTGTTGGGATTGTCGTTGATGATAATGACCCCAAGCAGAC